GTCGTTAAGAATGCCCGCAAACCCAGTAAAATCAAGGGTTTGCGGGCACTTTATACGTTATTGAAGTTCGGTGGACCGGATGGAGAATTAGGAGCTTCTTTGAGATATTTTTCTCAGAGATATACCATGCCTTATAATGAAGTAATTGGCACACTAACAGACATTGCTACCGAGGAATTTGCCCATATGGAAATCGTATGCGCCATTGTACACCAGCTCACACGCAATCTGACTCCGGAACAGCTTGAAAAATCCGGTTTTGATAAATATTATGTTGACCATACACTTGCTCTTTGGCCACAGGCTGCCAGTGGAACTCCTTGGAGTGCTACAACTTTCCAGTCTAAAGGTGACCCTATTACAGATCTTCATGAAGATATGGCTGCCGAACAAAAAGCCCGTACTACCTATGATAATATTTTGCGTCTTATCAAAGATCCTGAAGTCTGTGATCCGATCCGATTCCTTCGCGAACGTGAAATTGTTCATTATCAACGTTTTGGAGAAAGCCTCAGAATTGTCCAGGATAAATTAGATAGTAAAAACTTCTACGCATTTAATCCTGAATTTGATCATAAATCTTGTTGTAAATAAATATAAAAATTCTCTCACTGATATTTTTTCTGTAAAAAAAGCAACCAACATATGTTGATTGCTTTTTACCTTTTATATATACCTTCAAAACTGCATACAAGAAATATTTCTTTCATCCTATCACCTTGCTTGGTCATGCCCTC